TCCTACTGCTGTTGTTAAATCTCCTACTTCTGTCCAACTTGAACCGTCCCATTGTTCTACGATAGCTGACGCAGCATTTTGATTACCTATTGCTAGAGCTGCGGTTGAAGTTCCAAGGCTTCCTACCTCTTGTCTTGAAGTATTCATCTCTGATACTTCACTCCAAGATGATCCATCCCAAGTTTCAGCAGTACTGGTATAAGCAGCAATCGCTGCAGTATAAGTGCCCGTTCCCACAGCGTTTGTTTTACCTGTGTTTAAATCAGTAGTTTCAGTCCAAGAAGAGCCATTATAATTTTCAGTTTTTCCAGTTACACTTCCATCGTTACCACCGAAAACAACCGTGGCTGTTTGTGAAATACCAGCTCCTCGTAAACCATTTCTACCAGTGTTTAAAGCTCCACCCGATGCCCACGCACCACCTGCTGCTTGAGACGCAATAGTGTCCGTTGACAGTGTTTGAACTGTAAATCCTTTTATGTCCGAATAATTTGCCATAGGTTAAAGACTATGGAAGATTATATACTACTGGTCTAAGTTGTCTCTCTTGATCCTCAGCTGACAATGCATCGTAAGCTGCTTGCGCGGCTTCGATTTCACCAGTAACGATAGCTTGTGCTTCTTCCTTTGTCTTAATAGCACCATCTACTTTACTGATCCATTGATCACCATGATGATTGTCGCCTACAACCCATACTTCGCCAGGATGACCTCTTAGGT